GAGGTCAGTGACTCTCGTTGCTCGATTACCGACTTGCTGCGCCCACTTGCTATCCATGAATTCATCAGCAGCTATATCAAACTGTTCACGCGACATTGCCTCTAAAGCTTTGACGAAGCCGCGCAATCTGGTCAGACCAAGGTTAAAACAGATGTCGATCATGGCATCTTGTCTGGCCTCATTCATAGCGACAAACCAGAAATAAGTCTCAGATAGCTCTCCCTTTACTCGCTCTATGTCATTTGCCAGTAAATAATTAATCTCGTCATCAGATAAACCAAGACCCGACTCTGAGATATTTCTACCAACGCCTATGGTCTCAAAACCAGCAGAGCACAGGTAAACCTTTGACTTCACGCCCTCATGGCGCTTAATCATTTCAACTAGCTTACTCATTACTTACCAACACCTTTGACGCGCTCGTAGGATCTGGCACCGCCCAACCCAAGCATGCCAAGAAGCAAAGGCATCATCACACCGGCATCCGCTTGAGGGATAATAACGCCAAAACCTGCTGCGATTGGAGCCACCAAGAAGTTAACCATCAAGCCTAGTACGCAGGTATAGCCAGCGAGCGGTCGCCACGATGATTGAAACCAATTGCCTTTTGCATCCAGCTTCAAAACTTCGATCTGTTCTAAAGCAATCTGCTGACCATGCTTTTCTGACATAGTAGCGATTTCGTGGGCCAGCTTGTTCTTAGTGTCAGCATCAGGAATAAACTTATCCAGCAAGCCTGTAACTGGGCCGATTAGTTGTCCTACTAAACTCATAATCTATTTCCTATTTGACCATGCTTGTGCGCCAAAAAACGCAGCTAGGATGCCTGCAACGGATACAAAGTAGACTGCCGCCATATCGCCTAAGATAGAGGCAGCTTGATTCATCCCGAAGAACTCACTGACAACAACAAGCGATGGATAAAGCAGCATCCCCCAGAGAGCGAACCATGACATGGCACGTTGAGCATCTGCTCGTTCATGCCGCAAGCGTAGCTCCTGCAACTCTTTGCTCGTCTGTAGCTCTTCGTCAGTAACAATGCCATCACCATCCGCATCGTAGTTAGCGTACTCGCTGTTTGGCTCTAGCTTTTTCGCTGCCATATCAATCCCAGAACTTCGCATTAGGGTTTGCGTATTTAGGAACACAGTACGCTGTCACGTTTTGCTGTGATGATATTCGATTGTTTTGCACCATTTTATATTGCCCCGACTCGATCATATGGGCAAAGAAGTTACAGCGATCAATCGTGCGAAAGAAAAACCGCTCCTCTATCGGTGCATTATCGACCACAACGACAAGCAGGAACGCCATAATCATCCGAATGCCTTGATAATCAACATAAAAACAAGAATCGCCAAGCCGCCTCCAATGATTAGAGTTGTGCCACCAACAAGGACTTGTTGGATCAAGAGTTGTCTTTCGCGTTTTCTTTTTGCCACGAGTCTTGCGTGTGCCCTCCTGTCATGTTCCTGTTGCCTGATAGCAGCATCGTAATCCTGTAACAGCTTAGGGTCTGCGACAAGGAGCAAATCTCTCAAATCCTTTTGGTAACGCTCTTGGTTCCTACGAAGCATTTGCAGCTTGAGGATGTCATTCTTCGAGAGTGCATTGAACGCCGAGCTTTTGCGTTCTACCTCAAAATTGTTTAGAGCCTCACCAAAATCGGATACTAACGCCATCGCTTGCTGTACGTTGGCTTTACCCTCATTGACGTTTTGGATCACCGTATTGATCTGCTGAAGGAGCATCCCGGCGGCTGCAACAGATTCAATGATCATGGTTTACCCCATAAAAAACTGCGGCAACGCTGCCGCTGCAATCAAGGCATATAGTCCGTAAATAAGGTGTTCTAGGTGTTTAAACTTCGCAGAGCCTTCTGCAAGGCGTTCTTCGATGCGCTCGTAACGCAAGGCACACTCACGCTCATGCGCGTTAACTTCAATCAATGCTTTTTCACCTGCGTCGCTCATACGCTTATGTTCACTCGTTGGGTGGGCGCTAGTGGTTGCGCCTCTACTTTGTTGCCTTCTTTGGTGTAGATCGTCGGTATAATAGTTTCTACCGCCTCGCGCACGGTCTCGCCTTCAGCGCCTGTTCTTAACCGCTCCTGCTTTTGAACCGCAACCTGCTTCCAACTAACCTGCGCTGTGTCATTAATGCTTATGTCCATCTTGCTGTCCCTCTACAGGAAAACAATTTATGTTGGCAGCTACTGTCCTTCGCTCGCCTTCCCCCTGAAACGGATACACCATATGCTGCATCCACGATGGGAACATATATAACCGCCCCACCTGCGGCCTGACTACGACATTCTGCGTAGGCTTGAGCCGTTCTCTATCCCATGTGCTCGACTGTCCGTAGTTAAAACACAGACAGCCATCGCTTTCGCCAGAGGCGTTATACAACCCGTATTCTTGCGATCCCGGCCTTGGCCCCTGCACTATCTGTGGCGGCACCTTCGTCCATGTTGTGCAACTTATGCCCATCACAGTCTTCGTACCATGGTCATGGATCGGGTTGTAATCACCCTCGTAGCTATGCACTGACCATAGCTCATCCATCTCGACGTTTCTGTTCCCGTCCAGCACCTGACCAGATTGCGCCATGAACTGGTTAACATACGTCACGCCCATCTCACACAAGAACTTAGAAAACGGTGCCAGCCTTGGATCTTCGTGATCCATAACAAGCTGCTCGCCTGTCTTGATCTGGCCTACGAGCGTATGCGCTGCGCTGACCTTATCGTTTTGTGTGACTAATTCATCAAGATAGTCATTACACGAATCAATGAACTCTGTCGGGATGTCCAGCTCCATCAGAAATACTGACGGCAGCGGGTGCATCTGAAACTGTATTTCAGCCATTTACGACTTCTTCAGTCTCTTCTTCGCCTTCTTCGTCTTCTTCTGGCTCAACGAGTTGCGCGTCAGCTTGTACCTTAATTTTCATCATCAAAGGCCAAGTGCCTGATTTGCTTGGCATATCACCAAGGATTGCTAGGATTGCGTTGATCTCGTTTTCTTCTAGGTTAATTTGCACGGTCTATTTTCCTTACGGTGTATATGCTTTCGCGGCTGTTACAGCAGAGTCGATGGCGCTGAAGTCTTCTGACCCCCAGTCGCCTAGTGCCTTGCCGTACTCTAGGTATCCGGCACTACGCAGCACACGCTCCTGCTTTTCAACATTGGTCAGGTCATTGCCATACTCGTTGTTTGCGTCAAGCACACTGGTGATGACATTCGCGCCATCTAGCATCGCTTGATACATATGAGCTTTTTCTTCGTCGGTTCTTACTTCAGACATAATGTCCTCCTTATGATTCTAGTGCTTCAATACGAGCAGTTAGTTCTTGAATTGCTTTTACGAGCATAGGGATTAGTGCGGATTCAGCCACTTCTTGTGATCCATCGTCGCGTTCATCCCACAGCTTGAATCCATCCGCTACTCCGCTGTCTGCATCAATAGCCTGTTTAACTTCTTGAGCTATAAAACCGTGTTGCGTTTGAGCAGACTTAAAAACTTCAGATGAATTTTCTTCATACGCTCTGAAGGTATTTGGCAATTCGCCCTTGTTTCTATACTTAAAGGTTCGTGGTTTAAGTGCATTTATAAAAGACAAACCAACAGTAGAATCTGTTATGTCTTTCTTATACCTTTCGTCGGAGATAGTGGCCCAAGTTGTGCCACCATGAGCTAATCGACTGTCAGAACTTCCAGCGCCTAGAGTGGTGAAATTGGCAGCACAATCTAAGTTGTATCCAAAACCATGTTGATCGTTTGCGGATGTACTTGTGCCAGTAGAATAAGCGCCGAAAATTACATTAGCCGTGCCTGTAATTATATCGTCCCCAAAAGTGCCTGTTTGAGCACCGACGAGGGTGTTAGTAGTTCCTGTAGTGATTGCGTTACCAGCTTCAGCGCCGATAAGGGTGTTGCTCGTCCCCGTAGTGATATCCTGGCCTGCGTTTACGCCCACCGCAGTGTTGTAAGTGGTTGTAGCTGTAGTGAGGTTTTGGCTCTGCAACGCCCCAAATCCGATTGCAGTGCTCTGAGATCCGAGCGTGTCTGCACTTAAAGCAAATGCTCCTAAAGCCACGTTAAAGTCAGCATCCGTCAGGGCATCTCCTGCAAGACCTCCGATGAGAGTGTTCTGGATTCCCGTGGTGATTGCACCACCTGTTGCTCGACCAACAGCGGTGTTGTAACTTGATGTTGCGGTAGTAAAATTCTGCGCTGCTAAAGCTGCCGATCCAAGAGCAGTGGAATCGCTTCCTAAAGTATCTGCTGTTAAAGCATTTACTCCCACCGCAACGTTTTGGTCAGCGTCGGTCAGAGCATCCCCTGCAAGTCCACCAATAATAGTGTTGAACTTTCCCGTGGTTACGAATTCTCCAGCTAAGTACCCGACTGCGGTGTTGAGAGAATTTGTAGCCGTGGTAAAGTTTTGAGTGCTTAAAGCTCCATAACCTAATGCGGTGTTCTGGCTACCTAGTGTTTCGTTAGTTAAAGCTGCTACGCCAACAGCGACATTGTAATCCGCATCTGTGAGAGCATCGCCAGCTTGACCCCCAATGAGAGTATTCCGTATTCCCGTAGTGATTGACTGACCTGCGGAATATCCAACCGCCGTATTGTATGAATCTGTAGCTGTTGTAAAGTTTTGACCTATTAAAGCGTAGTAGCCAAGAGCAGTACTTCGACTGCCTAGCGTATCACTACTTAGAGCTTGTACCCCCACAGCGGTGTTAAAATCAGCATCAGTTAAAGCGTCACCTGCAAGACCACCTATGAGAGTGTTTTTTTGTCCTGAAGTCACGGCCTCGCCAGCAGATTCCCCTACAGCCGTATTGTAGTTGGCATTATTTGTATTGAGTGATTTGAGTGCGTTGTGGCCTATCGCAGTGACACCTGCATCGCCTGTACCAGCACTTAATGTCGCATAGCCCACGGCAACATTAGAATTTCCCGTTGTAAGCGCGTCGCCCGACAAACCGCCGATGAGGGTGTTCACGGTTCCCGTGGTGACTTGCCGACCAGCGTTATGGCCCACCGCCGTGTTATACGCCTCGCTAGTTCCTGCGTTTTGTGTAGCAAGCGCATTAACACCAACAGCGACATTTGCGTCTGCCTGATCTTCTGTTCCTAAAGCTCCATAACCGATAGCAACATTCGCCTCGCCATCAGTCAAAGCGTCACCAGCAAGCCCTCCAACGAGCGTGTTGAGAGTTCCCGTGGTGACTGACACCCCTGCGTTAAATCCAATAGCTACATTGTAAACGTTTGTAGAGGTTGTAAAGTTTTGAGTAGCTACC